ATCTAAATCAATACCATTCTCATTGGTGGTTCTTCTTAACTTAGTAAGGAACTCATTCATGATTACATAAGTACTGTTGAGATTGTCTTTAAAGTCATCATTTCTATCCCATTTATCATCATCAGCTGAGGTGTTAATGTTTCTCTGGTCAAGGACAGCTATCTCAAATGTGAATCTTATTGATTGACTTGTTTGGTCTGTTGGTGCGTCCATTGGAATGACATGCACTAATGGGTAAACGTTCTTTGAATATAAGTCTCTTTCATCAGCTTTACCAAAGTAAACAGTATTAACATTAGGATTCTCTTTGAAAGTATCATAGATAAGTTGAACTGTGTTGTAGAAATGATTGGTGGTAATTGCCATAATGATTGTCTTTTAATTAAAACTCTTTTTTGAATAGGTGTTCACCTGATTCTATATTTCTTTACTGTGGGGTTGAGGAGGAAATACATTCTCATCATGATAGCATCACTGTAGTCAGGGCTTCTACCAATGAGAGCCTTGATGTCTGCCTTAGGTAATACCCTTAGCTTGCCATCCATATCAGTCTTGTATGATTTGATTTGTTCAAGTTCCTCGATAATCTCTTCCTCTTGTGTTGAGGTTACTTCTGCACTAATGTAAATACTATGCTTCTCTATGTGTTCAGCCAAAGTGTAATACCCTTGAGACTTTAAGTTGGCATAGTTGGCTCCATTGAGTGCACTACTGTTGTTAACAAACCCTTTGATGTGTAGCATATCAACCAGACCACCTCCAACACCATCCTCATCAGCAATGATGTTATTGTTGGATACATTGTGTTGTTCCTTGAGGTTAGTAATTACAGTGGCAAGTTCAGTTATGGTACACTGAGCAAACTCCACAATCTTCACTATCTCCATTCCTCTCCATAAGAGTATGACAGCTTTGTCACTACCCATCCTAGCAACATCACAAGTGATATAGTATTTGTCATTAGGGTCAACAACATGTTCATTGTTGAATATGGCTAAGATGTTATCAAACTCAGCTAACTTGTCTGGGTCATCATCAGACTCCCAGATACCATGCAGAAGCCTATCCCTTTGAGGTTTAGGCAATCCTTTTAGGTTATTGATATAATGTATCGAAATGAAGGGATTGTCTGTTACAAGGGCTTGTATGAAGCATTTGGTAGCTTCAAGAGTTTCCTTGTTCTTAGGCTTGTAGAAGTCTTTGTACACCCAATTCTTGCTAGGGTTACAGGTTCCAAGTATCTTAGGAATCAATCCATACTCATCAAGCTTGTATCTTATCCTAGACTTAACAATATCCCAAGCTAGTTTCACTATCTGGTTGCACTCATCAATGAAGGCACCTGATATTTCCAAGGAACCCAACTCATCAAAGTTAGGGTCTGATGGATAGAAGAACAAATCCTTCATAAGGATTTCAGAACCATTGAAGAACTTTATTATGTTGCTCTGGTGATTAATGGTAAAGTGTGTACCATTGACTATACCTTGTTCTTTGCAGACCCAAAGGAATGAGTTAAGTGTGGTCTCCTTAAGAGTCTTAAGTTTAGACCTACCCATCAGCCATCTAGTCTCTGGATATTTGAGACAGTTCTTTAGCAACCAATAACACCCTATGACTGATTTCGCACTTCCTGCACCTCCACCAAATATAATTTCTTGGGTAATTTTGTCCTCCAAGGTATCTAAACATAGGGTTTGTTTTATGGTTAATTTCATACAGTTGTATTATTAATTGTAGGAGTACATCTTGGAATCCTCTACCTTTTTTGATTCTGAGTCCTAGTTAAACAATTTTGTTTCAAAAAGGTAGAAATATGATTTTTTAAAAATAAGGTATTCACACCTATGTGATTCCATATCTGGGATTATCAGCCTCCAGGAAAATGTATTCCTGCAGGTCAGTCTTCCAGGGATGCATCATCAGGTATCTGTGCATCATAGCTTTTCGATTCATTCCAGGTAACCACTATACCTCCAGAGGTCTCTATCTTATCTGGGAGATTAAAGCCTAACATCTTGTTAATGACTTCAACAGCTTTGATACTGTTATGGACAACCTTCTTATCATCCTTACAGCTTTCTTTAATATCTATGAGGTCTTGGATTAGACTTTCTTTAGTTACTTGAACCTTTTTGATAGTTAATCCTCTTGCTATATCAATGGCTTCTTTAATCAAAGGTTTTGACAAGTTCTCACTAGCTATCTGTTGTGCAGTATCTTGAGAGTAACCAGCACTTATAGCAGCTTGTGTTCCATTGTACCCATTGGCAAGGTAATGCTCTATGAAGAGTTCTTGCTTGGGTGTTAGTTTAGTTTCCATATAAATGGTGTTTATTGTTTAAGAGAGCTAACATTGTACTATTGAAGTTGATGTAGTTCTCCATTGATTCAAAGATTAGTGTATGTGTGTATGTTGATGTTATTATTGGGCAAGGATAGTTCTTTGCACATAGTGCAGGGTAATGTGCTAGGACATATCTCAATAGAGCTATTGTAGCTAAATCATCTGCTTGACAATCAAAGGTGACTTTAATAGTATTCATTGCTGTTGATTTAAAATAAAACTCCCTAAGCTATGTCAGGGAGTCTCATAAGGTTTACAATTGTCTTACACTGACTTCATACAATCCAAATTGGAATGTTCCTGCAGGAAATTGAACTTCAATCTTACCATACACTTGGTCTGGATGTCCATCCTCATTATTAAGCTTTATGGGCACAAGGGTTAGCTTGGTTATTCCCTCAAGAGTTTCAGTCTTTTCAATTGCTTGACATAAGAACTGTTTTACTTCTTGTACTGGCGCTTCTTCCACAACAGAGAATTGTTCTTCGACTAGGGTTGGCTCATTCACTTCAATTTCCATAACTTCTTTTTTTAGTTTAATGGGTTTCATAATTATTACTATAAGGGTTTGTTATTATTTTATTGGTCTGTACAGTATCTTAGGATACCTCTCTGGTAATCCTATGATGTGTTTACACTCTGGGTTGTTACATTGATGGTCATAGATAGTTCCTGCAGGAGTATTGCCTATTTGATTGGCTATTTGGAACTCTCTGTCCATGTCAATCATTACTCCCTCCTCACATTCATCACAATGATAATTTTCTTGGACTACTTTGACTTCTCTGTAAACTAAGGCCATGACTAAATGTGTACTTTAATTCTTTGGATTAATGTAAGGATAGACTCTGGATGATTGGTTCTTTGAATATCCACTTCAAAAATGCTGTTGTAAAGCTCAAACACTTTATCAATGTTCTCTTTGTTCCAGTTCTCTGCAGAGGATACCTCATTGATTAGCTCAATCTCAGACTCTAGGATTGGTCTGTGGAATCTATTGTAGGGGAACATTCTGTTGTATGCCTCCTGTCTTTCTGCACATCCTTTGCAAGGTGGAATACCTACTGCACTTGTGATGGAAGCTATTGTGTCTCCCAGTCCTCCTGATGGAATGTGCACTGGTTCATTACTGATAGTTTCCTCTTGAGGTACTTCATTATTGATTACCTCATCTTGAGCTTCATTGATTGCTTCTGGAGCAGTTTCTTTCTTTGCCATGTTAATTATATTTTGAGTTATGATATTCAGTTATCTTAAGTTTAATCTTAAGCATTCGATTATTGATGGTTCTGTGATTGATGCCACTTCTTCTGGCAACCTCTCTCTCACTGAGTCCATATAAATAAACTAACTTATAGAGGTTCTGTTCATATTCATCCAGAGATAGGACAACATTCTTTATGCTTTCTAGCATGTCTACCTCATCTTGGTCTCTTTCATATTCATAATCCTCTAGGATAGTACCTAGGGCTTCAACAGAAGAGTTGTCAGCCACTTTTATCCTGTTGTTCCTAATCGAGGTAAAGAAAGTATTTTTGATGGCTCTAAAGACATAAAAATCATTTAGCTTATCTGGAGAAATGTTTGAGGTGATGAGTTTGATGAGTACATCGTTGAGGATGTCTCCAGCAATATCAGGATTCCCTGTTATTATCTTGGAGAAGTTTAGCCACTTACGATATGTTTTATCATCTATCATAAGGCTATTGTAGGGTATGTAAAAGGATTTACCATTGTGTCCATTTTAGTAAAACAAATATAGTTATTTTTATTTGAAAATTGAACAATAAAGCCCCCTATTTTTGAGGGCTCATTGTATTTAAAGTAAACTTTCGATGTCATCATCAGTTAGGGGAGCAGGTGGTGGAAGTTCTAAGTCCTTTCTAAACCTCTTAGCAAGGTAGCCTTCTTGAACAGAGATGATTAAATCATCTTGACTTGGGTCTTTCTTCCCAGTAACATCAATGTAATTGTAGCCCATTGAATAAATTTCATCCAAGATACTCATTAACTTCTTGATGGGGATTTTGTTGTAAATAGGTTCCATATTGTTTAGGTTTAAATTGGGTTGTGAATATTATAGACTTTCTCAGGAAGGTTACTATTGTTGTTAGTGTAGACTTCATAGTAAGTCTTGCCTGTTCTTTTGAGTGTAGTGAAAGCATTTCCATTTTCATTCTCTACTCTATAGCTTACAAGGTCTGCTGTAGTGATAATTGTAGTGATACATTTGGATTCCTCAAAGAAGTAATTAGTGTTTCCTACCAGATAAACCACTCTTATGTCCATCTTCCCAGAGGCAACAGTGTAGATTCTTCTCACTATGGTATAAGTGCCTTCTATTTCTGAGTAAGGCATTTGAAGAAAGATTCCTGTTTTGACTATCTTACCTGGAGATTCAGATAAGATAGTTGACTTGAATACTGGAGGAACAACTTCTTTGGGATAGATGATAGCTTCCTCAACTGGTGTTGGTGCAATTGGTTCAGCTGTATAAATTTCCTCTTCACATGATGTCAGGAGGATTGTTGCTAGGAGGATTAAGAGTGCTCTCATGATTAGTTTAGTATTACTTTAGGGATGATTAATGTGTAACCTTTGACAGACTTGTCACCAACTTTCTTTACTGTTTCTTTAACCTCATAGAAGTCTTTGATGTTAGCAGTCTTTTTGATTTCCAATTGCTCATAGATAGCTTTAATATCTTCCTTAGCTTTCTTAGCAGGAACAAAGTTTCCATTAACATAGTCAGATTTAAGTTTCAATAGCTTAGCTACCTTAACTTCTTTGCTAGAATCCAATAGAGTTACCATTTTTCTTTTTATGTTAGTCTGTACATACCCTAACTCTTCCATACCATCAAAGCCTATCTTAGCTATTGCATTCTCCAAGAAAGGATACTTGTCAAGAGCAGCAACATATTCCTCATCTCTAGGAGATAAACTTTGAATTGACTTCACAGCTTCCTCAAATGTTGGGTCAAGCTTACTGATGTTAACAACATCATACTTATCATTGGTGCTGTATTGTTTAACATCAAACCCTTGGTTAATCAATTCTTTGGTTAGGTTAACTCTCAGCTTGTAAAGACATCTTGTAATCTTGAAGTTGTACAAGTCAATCTTAACTAAGTTAGGGTCAAAGGTGAACACTTGGTCATGTTTAACAACATAGCTCTCAACAGGAACCATTATGTTCTTTCTGCCTAACTCACTCAAAGCATTGAACTCA